GCTGTACCAGCAGAATCCAGTTGCCGATGACGGCGATTATTTTACGCGGGATATGGTTAAGTACTACGACCGCGAGGATGTAGACCTAGACCAAATGCGCTACTACTGCGCGTGGGATTTGGCCATTGGTAAGCGGGATAGAAATGACTATACGGTGGGTATGGTTGTCGGCGTTGACGTCGAGGACAACATGTTCATTGTCGATGTTGTACGAGGTAAGTTCGATGGGTTCGAGATCGTAGAACGAATCCTAGATCTGTACGAAGAGTGGCGGCCCTCGATCATTGGTATTGAGAAAGGCCACATAGAAATGGCCCTTGGTCCGTTCTTGGAGAAACGCGTAAGAGAACGGGGTCTGCACGAAGCATATATCAAGGATCTAAAAACTGGGCGCCGCGATAAAGAAGCGCGTGCCAGAGCCATCCAAGGCCGGATGCAACAGGGCATGGTGTATATGCCTAGAGACGAGCAGTTTACCGGCCCACTTGTCGCTGAACTTCTCAGATTCCCTAATGGGGTGCATGACGATCAGGTAGATGCCTTGGCTTGGATAGGTTTAATGATGGCTGAATTTGCCACCTATCAAGCCCCAGTGGTACATGAGCCCTCGTGGCGAGATCGACTAGACACTATGTGTAATATTAAACGTGATAGATCACCGATGAGTGCATAAGTTATGAAAAAGTTAACTCCGGCCAAAGAGCAAGAGATAGCATCAATACAGTGGGACAAATACGTACGCGCTCGGGATAATGGTCATCTAGACTACATCGAGCTAGCTAAAAAATGTGATGCTTTCTACAGGGGTGATCAGTGGGATGAGTACGACAAAGCGTCGCTAGAAGCAGAAGGGCGCCCCGCTTTAACAATAAATACGGTCTTACCTACTATTAATACAGTGTTGGGTGAACAGTCCACTCGTCGCGCAGACGTTAAGTTCAAACCGCGACGCGGCGGCGATGCAGAGGTCGCTAATACCCTAACTAAGTTATACATGCAGATCGCTGATAACAACAAGCTCGATTGGGTTGAGCAGACTGTGTTCTCCGACGGCTTAATCATGGACGGTCGCGGGTATTTCGATGTCAGAATGGACTTCACAGATCACGTCGAGGGTGAGATTAGAATCACCGCAAAAGACCCATTAGATATCCTCATTGATCCAGATGCTAAAGACGCAGACCCCAAAACGTGGAACGAGATCTTCGAAACGAAGTGGATGACGCTGGATGAGATAGAAGAGCTGTACGGTAAGAAGAAAGCCGAAGCGCTTAGGTTCATAGCTGAGAATGGCAACTCGTTCGGGAGAGATTCCGTGGAGTATGAAGAAAGCAGATTCGGAGATCTAGGGCCTAACGACGACGTCTTTGGGGCGAGTGTCCCAGAAGATGAGTATAGAAATGTTCGGTCGCTCCGAGTCATCGAGCGCCAACATAAACGCATGTCCCGTTGCGACTATTTTGTAGACCCTAATACCGGAGATACAAGAGAGGCCCCCGAGCCGTGGTCAGATGCTAAGAAGAAAAAGTTCGCTAAGCAGTATGGCCTGAGTCTTATTAATAAGATGAAGCGTAAGGTCCGGTGGACCGTTACCTGTGACAAGGTTGTGCTACATGATGACTGGTCTCCGTACACCGACTTTACTATCGTCCCTTATTTCGCCTACTTCCGACGGGGTCGCCCCTTCGGGATGGTTCGCAATCTGCTGAGCCCGCAAGACCAGCTCAACAAGATCGCTTCGCAAGAGCTGCATATTGTTAACAGCACTGCCAATTCCGGCTGGATGGTTGAGTCGGGATCACTGGTGGGTATGACCGCAGATGATCTAGAAGAACACGGCGCAGAGACGGGTATTGTCCTCGAATATAACAGGGGCTCTACACCCCCAACGAAGATTAACCCTAGTCAGATCCCGTCGGGATTAGATCGTATCTCTCAGAAGGCGCAACTTAACATTAAGGCCATATCGGGGATCAACGACTCGATGTTGGGCACGGACAGCGCAGAGGTGTCAGGTGTCGCCATCCAAGCCAAGCAGAATCGCGGGGCTGTAATGATTCAGGTGCCGCTGGATAACTTGCGTAAGTCTCGCCAGTATTTAGCAGAGAAGATTCTAAACCTTATACAAACATTCTACACAGAACAGCGCGTTATTCAGGTGACTAATGAGGACGACCCTTTGAAACCGCGTGAAGCTATGGTAGTTAATCAAGACACCCCCGAGGGGACCATTATTAATGACCTCACGCTCGGTGAGTACGACGTTATTATTGCCACTGCTCCGGCGCGGGACAGCTTTGATGAAGTTCAGTTCGCCGAAGCATTAAACCTCCGTCAGGTAGGCGTAAGTATTCCTGATGACGCAATCATCGAATACTCGCATTTAGCTCGCAAAGGCGAACTCGCCAAGCGCATTCGTATGATGACCGGTGTTGAGATGAGTGAAGAACAGCAACAAGCAGCTGCCGCTCAGCAAGAGATCCAAATGCAGCAAGTACAACTGGAAATTGCCAAGATGCAAGCAGAAGTGCAGAAGCTGCAGTCAGAAACAGCCGTCAATATGTCGAAAGTTCAAGATACTGCAGAAGTACAGCCTCAGCTTCGGATGGCAGAACTTCAGTCGAAGATCGGCATGAAGGAGCAAGAGCTTATGCTGCGTAGAGAACTGGCCGCCCTTACTAACCAGACTAGAACTAGTCAATCCGAAACCAACGCCGCTACTCGGATCGCCGCTACTGCAATGCAGACGGCTGCGAAAGAGAAGGCCTCACAACCTAAACAGGTCAATATCCCCAACATACGACCGCCTACCAACCAATAGGACATTGATATGAGTAAAAAAGACGAAGTAGCAGAAGATAAAGGAACCGAGTTCGATGTGATGCCCGGTGCTGACAGGATAGACGATGAGCCAGAGACTTTAGATCTCAGCTTTACGTCAGAGGAAGCGCCCGAAACTAAAGAGGAGGTAGAAGAAGTTGTTTCTGAAGACGAAGCCGAAGAAGAATCTACAGCCGAAGAACCCGAAGAAGTTGTGGCCGAAGACGAAGCCGAAGACGAAGCCGAAGCAGAACCGGTTGAGGAACCCGTAGCCGAAGCAGAGTCAGAGCCAGAACCGGTTGAGGAGCCTGTAGCCGAAGAAAAGTCGACCAAAAAACCTATGGTTCCAAAGGCTCGGTTAGATGAAGTACTCGCTAAACAGAAAGACCTTCAAAAACAGTTGGACGGTATGAAGTCCGCCCAAGTGCCTCCGGAAGATGCGCCAGAATCGTTTGATTTTGTGGCAAAAGAGGTGGATTATCAAAACGCCGTTTTAGATGGTGAGGCAGAAAAAGCCGCCCAACTTCGAGCTGAGATTAGACAGGCTGAGCGTACTCAGATTGAGTATGAGATGACTCAGAAGATGACGCAGACAGTTAGTCAGAACCAAGAAGCTACAGCGCTTCAGCAAGCTGCCGCTGAACTAGAACGGTCGTTCCCAGTATTCGATAAGAACTCGTCTGAATACAGTGAGGAAATGACTAACGAAGTTATAGAGCTACGTGATGCGTTTATGATAAAGGGCGAAAACGCGGTGGCCGCTTTGTCGAAAGCCGCAAGATTTGTTGTTAATGACAACGGTTTGGTCGGTGACGAACCCGCCCCCACTCTAGCAGGCAAGCAAGCCCCAACTGAGGATGAGGTCGCGAAGAAGCGAAAAGAAGTGAGCAAAAAACTGAAGGCTGCTGACGCACAACCACCCGAGCTTCCGGGAGAGAGTTCAGCTGCTAGGGGTGAGAAATCGTTCGACGTGTCTAGTATGACCGAAGAAGAGTTTGATGCATTACCCGAAGCGACGTTAAAACGCCTGCGAGGTGACATCCTCTAGGCTTTATACCCGCCTTTAGTCCGACTAAAGGCGGGTATAAGTTAAATAGTTGTTGCCTTTGTATATTAGTTAAGCTAATATTTAATAAAGATTCGTCTGTCAGTACGATAACTGATCGCCCCGTAGGCGTTAAAACCGTACCTCGCCTACAAAGGCGTAAAACCCGTCGAGATCGCGTCTCGTTAATCAGCGCTAGTTCGTCATCCTACGATACGGGAAAACGGATTAGCCGCTCCATAAGTCGGCTAAGAGCTGTGGCGTTTTGCCACAAAAACTTTTTTGTCAATTAATGGAGGCCTATAATGGCTTTAACAAACTTCGGTACGCTTTCGGGCGACCAACTTCAAGCGTGGTCACGTGACTTTTGGAAAGTTGCACGTAACCAATCTTTCATCAATCAGTTCGCTGGCTCTGGCTCTAACGCTATGGTTCAGCGAGTAACTGAATTAACTAAATCTCAAAAAGGCACCAAAGCTAATATCACTCTATTGGCTGATATGACTGGTGACGGTATCACTGGTGACTTCACTCTAGAAGGCAACGAAGAGCAATTACGCGCCTACGACATTAGCATTGAGCTGGATCAATTGCGCTTTGCTAACAGAATTGCTGGCCGCATGGCTGACCAAAAGACCGTTGTTAACTTCCGCGAGCAATCTCGTGACGCTCTTGCTTATGCAATGGCTGACCGTATTGACCAGTTAGCATTCTTAACCCTATCTGGTGTTGGCTACGACATGAAGAACAACGGCGCAACTCGCGCTAATTCTGAGGATCCATCTGGTACTGTTACTAAAAGCGGTAACGCACTACAAGATCTTGAGTTCTCATCAGATGTTTCTGCTCCAACTGACGCACGTTGGTTACGAGTAAGCGGTTCAGGTAGCAATGCTTCTCTGGCAGATGGTGACACTGACGTGCTTACAGCTACTGATAAGCTTGGCTATCGCTCTATCGTTGAGCTAAAAGCGTACGCGAAAGACAACTACATCCGTGGTATCCGAGCTGCTGGAAACCAAGAAGTATTCCACATGTTCGTTACTCCACAGCAAATGGCTGACCTGAAACTTGATTCAGACTTCATCGCTAACGTCCGTAACGCGGGTGTACGTGGTGCGTCTAACAGCTTGTTCGCCGGTTCTTCAAGCTTGATGGTAGATGGTGTAATGATCCACGAGTTCCGTCACGTATTTAACACTTCTGGTGCTACGGCTGGTACTTCTTCTGATGGCACTGATACAGGGGCGTACGGTAAAAAGTGGGGTGCTGACGCTAAAGTAGATGGCGCACGTGCTCTATTCTGTGGTGCTCAAGCTCTGGCCCTAGCTGATATCGGCTTACCCGAAATGGTTGAAGACACTTTCGACTACTCAAACCAGTCTGGTATTTCAGTTGGCAAGATCTTCGGTCTACGCAAGCCTAAGTACAACACTGATTATGCAGCTTCTGGTAAAGACGCTGTCCAAGACTTCGGTGTTATCTGCTTAGACACTGCACAGTAAGAAAGTGATACCCGCCCCCTCTTAGGAGGGGGCATTTTTCGTAAGGAGTACATATGAAAGTTATAAGCGACAAAGACATGTGCATATCAAGTACGTGGGGGTCAGGCACAAGACTGTATGCAAATGTCCCAAAAAATGTAGGCGAGGATATAGGTCTTTTAGCGTTGCAAAAAGGCGCACAAAGATATAACCCTGACAACGTAGCCCATCAAGAACCTGAAGATGCGGTTTTTGAAGAAGTAGTTGGAGAGACTACAGAAGAATTTGACCCCGCTTTAGTGGAGTGCCTAGCAAGGCTAATAGAGCAAGGTAATCCAGAAGATTTTAAAGTAGACGGTACGCCTAAAGCGACCGTTGTAAATAAAGCTACGGGCCGAACTGTGAGAAGCGACGAACGCGATGCAGCTTGGGAAGTAGCCCTAAACGCATAGGTATAAGTTATGACAGTTTCAGTAAATAGCGTAATTGATAGAGTGCAAACAATTCTTCAAGATACCACCGGTGTTCGTTGGCCTGTAGAGGATGAACTTGTGTTATGGGTTAATGACGCGCAGAGAGAGATCGCCCTATTAAAACCTGACGCATCGGCTAAAAATACAACAATTACTCTTATAGCTGGGACTAAGCAATCTATCCCTCTCGAGGGAAACAGGCTATTGAGGGTAATCAGAAACATGTCTGGTTCAGAGGCCTCTGCTACAGGTGCAGCAGCAGTGAGATTAGTAGACAGATCTGTAC